GACGCATCTGAAAATGTTGTTTTAGCTGGTCACATTTCATCATGTGCAACAGCGTCTCACATCGCAAAGACTGAAGTGGTACGTTCAACTGAATCATTCTCCGACGTCGTTAGAGGATTGCATGTTTTTGGAAGAAAAGTTCTAAGACAAGAAGCAATCGTTCGTGGCGTTGTAGACTTCGCTTAAGGGAGACTAGATAAATGGCTGATTATACTATTACAGGTGCTGTTGCTGGTGTTCCACTCGGCATTAAACCTCAGATCGTGGAGGTCGTTCTTGACTTCTCATCGACAGACCTAACTACATCAGACTCAGTAGAAGTTTTTGAAATGAAAGCTAATACTCTTGTTCTTATGGCAGGTGTTGAGGTTCTTACTTTAGCATCAACTGGTTCTCCAGTTCTTGACTTAGGTGACGATGCTGATGATGATATCTTTGCTGCAGCAGTTGCAGGTCACACTGCTTTAGCTTCAGGCACAACAAGTGTAGGTAAGTTCTACACTGCCGCTGATACTATCGACTTAATTGCTAATACAGCAACTTTCGACGGTAAGGTTAGAGTGTTCGCAGTTATTGCAGAACTTGGTACTGCAGAAACAGCAGCAACTTTTGCTTAAATAACTAACTCAAGGGGGCAGGGCAACTTGCCCCTTTGACAACAACGAGGTAGCACGAATGTCTGAGAAAGGTACAATGAAAGGTCACACCATCAAAGGTGGTCATAAACGCAAAACCAAAGATGGTGCAGGTATGACTGCGAAAGGTGTAGCTAAGTATCGTAAAGACAATCCCGGATCAAAGCTCAAGACTGCTGTAACTGGCAAAGTCAAGCCGGGGAGCAAAGCTGCCAAACGAAGAAAGTCCTATTGTGCGAGAAGTGCAGGGCAAATGAAAAAGTTTCCTAAAGCAGCAAAAGATCCTAATAGCCGTTTAAGACAAGCTAGAAAGAGATGGAAATGCTGATTTCAATTAACTTCACACTATTTAAATTTTTTAATACTATAGCCACCAAGTTTTACAATCGCTATGTACGAATGCTACACAAGTCACAAGGTAGATAATGGTAACCGTTGAGCAGTTTCTGAAATGGAAGATACTACCGAGATGTATGATGCTTGCAAGCACAGTTATGTCTTGGAGGTGTGCTGAGTGGTTCATGGATTTAGATGCACCCACAGCAGCTCAATCAGCATTTGTGTCCGTCGTTATGGGCGTGATGACAGGTGTATTTGGTATTTGGATGGGTCACGAACACAAGGAGCATAAATAATGTTAACAGCGTTAATAGGTCCTATTGCTAACCTTGCAGGTTCGTGGATGGAAAGCAAGGTAGAGAAGGTCAAGGCTGATGGTCAAGCTAAAGTAGCACAAGCCAAAGCTAAAGCAGTCGTCGCAGAAAAAGTAGCAGCAGGAGAAGTTGCTTGGGAGAAGTCTATGGCAGACGCCACAGATGGATCGTGGAAAGACGAGTTTGCACTTATTGTTCTTCTACTACCTGCTATATTAGTCTTCATTCCTAGTATGACAGAATATGTGCGAGCAGGGTTTGAAGTTTTAAATACGTTACCAGATTGGTATCAGTATCTTTTATTTATAGCCGTTAGTTCTTCTTTTGGAATTAAGGGTGTTGGTCAGGCAATGAAACTAATGGGGAAAAAGTGATGTCAAACATAATCGAAACAAACTTTGGAACATTAATTAATCCTGCTAGGGTAGCAAATGGAAGTGCTTCTAGTGTTGTAAAAAAGGGTGCTTTCTACATATTCTCTCTCAAGATAAGTAACGATGACATACGAGAGTATTCATTTACTACACGAGCAAAGGCAGAAAACATGAGAAAGATTCTTGTAAGCCATTTAGAACATATGATTAGTGATACAGCGAGGAAAGCAAATGGCTAAGAAAAAAGGAAGTCCTAAACCAAAGAACCCAAAGCTTTATGCTTCAGTAAAAGCTGCGGCCAAGAAAAAATTCAAGGTATATCCCTCAGCGTATGCAAATGCTTGGTTGGTTAGGGAGTACAAGAAACGTGGTGGTACTTACGCATGAGTTTAACCAAGTGGTTCAAAGAAGATTGGCGAGATGTCAAGACAGGAAAGAAATGTGGTCGTTCTGGTAAAGATAAAAAGAAAAGACCTTATCCTGCATGTAGACCTAAAGCCGTAGCAAGTAAGATAAGTAAGAAAGAAGCAAGTAAAAAGACAGGACCTGCAAAGGTTAAATGGTCTGTTACTGCATCAGGTAAAAGACGTAAACCGACAACAAGGAAGAAAACATGAAGTACGAACGTGATGAACTAGTCAAAATGATAGCCTTACACGAAGGACTTCGCCTTGAAGTCTACCAAGATCATCTAGGCATCGATACGATTGGAATCGGGCGTAACTTAGAAGACAGAGGTATCACAGACGGTGAATTATCTTACATAAATAAAACTATGGAAGATATCTACGAAGTTGGTCTTACTGAAGAAGAAGCCTATTATCTCTGTATGAATGACATAGCAATCGTAGAAAAAGAGCTACTAGAAAGAAAGCCAATAGTAAATCAACTTAACGATGTACGACAAATGGTGCTGGTAGATATGTCATTTAATATGGGTGTTCCTCGTCTTATGAAATTTAAAAACATGTGGATGGCGATAGAAAAAGTAAACTATCCTCTAGCTTGCGAAGAGATGATTGATTCAAGATGGGCTAATCAGGTAGGCAATAGAGCTATGAAGTTATCCCTAGCTATGAAGAATGGAGAGTGGATATGACCGAAGAAAAGAAGAAATGTGACACCTGTGAGTGTTATGAATGTGATTGCGAAGAGTGCAATTGCGAATGCCACAAAGAAGATAACGATAAGGAGGTACAAGGAGTACCAGTGTGATTGAGTTCGTACTAGTGGTTATGATGGGATTAAAGATAATAGACCAAACACAAACCTTCGATAACATAGATAGATGTTTGTACTTTGCAGTAAGATTGAATGATCAAGCAACTATACCACAAAGAGAAGGACCTAACTTACAAATAACAGCGTATTGTAAACCAGTTAGAAAGAAATAAGATGCCACTTAAAAAAGGTAAATCAAAAAAGACAATCTCTGCTAACATACGAACAGAAATAAGAAGTGGCAAACCGCAAAAACAAGCTGTAGCGATAGCACTATCGAAAGCAGGTAAAAGTCGAAGGAAAAAAACTTGAGTGACTATAAAATATTTGATAATTTTTTACCTGACAATGAATTTCAAGCAATATATAACACTGTAAAAAAAGCTGAATTCGGGTGGGCTTATAATGAGTATGTATCAGAGTATGGAAATGTAAAAGATGAAAATTTTTATTTTACTCATACAATGTATGCTTGGGGATCTCCAACTTGTCCATCTTTTAATGAAGTAATTATTCCAGTAGAAAAAGTTTTAAGAGAAAAAGCTAATATTCAAATTAAAGCAATGCTTAGAATGAAAGCTAATCTATATACACGAACTGAAACTTTAATACAACATGGTATGCACATGGATTATGATTATAGTCATACTGCTTGTATTTTAGGTATGAATGACTGTGATGGTTTTACAATTTTAGAAAACAAAAGTAAAATAGAGAGTAAAGCTAATAGAATGCTAATATTTGATGGAAGTAATAAACATTGCTCAACAAGTTGTACAGATCAAAAAGTAAGAATAAATATAAGTTTTAATTTATTATAGAGGAAAACGTAAGTGTTAGCAGAATTAGCCGCAGCAAATGCCGCCTTTTCGGTTATCAAGCAATTTGTGTCCAACGGCAAAGAACTGAGTGGCTGTGCAAAACACATAAGCGATTTTGTATTTTCAAAGGAAGCAATAGAAAAAAACCTTAAAAAGAAAAAGGCTAAAGGCGTAGGTGGTACAGACTTAGAAGAGTTCATGGCTCTTGAGCAGATAAAAGAAAAAGAAGAAGAACTCAAAAAGATGATGATCTACTTAGGTCGACCCGGATTGTGGCAAGATTGGCAAGCTTTTCAAGCCGAAGCTCGTAAGTCTAGACGCTACCAAGAAAAGATGGAAGAGAAGCGTAGAGAAGAGTTGATGGAATACGTAGGTTACGGAATAGCCTTTATAGTTGTCATATTCTTTGCAGGACTCTTAGCGTGGGCAGCAGGCAAGTGGATGGGAAGATTTTGAGTCCGTGCGTAGGTGTCTGTACGTTGAAAGACAATGTCTGCATAGGTTGCAAGCGAACTATAGAAGAAATTAAAAAGGCGTACGAAGATACAAAGAGATTGACATCTAGCTAATCTATCTGTATAATCCCTAAAAGGAGTACACCTATGAAGAAACTAGCGTCACAAGCTTTAGCATTTCAATACAAACTAAAAATTGAGAATGCAGAGAGCTTACTTAATGCTCCTAATACTCCTCTAAATGTATTAGATCAAGCACTAAAAGATATAACAGAAACAAACGCAAAATTAAAAGTTCTTGAAAGTGTACAAAGTACTTAAAACAAAAAAAAAAATTTAAAGATACTTATACCAATTAACGGTAAACCTATTAGGTTTCTTACGCAGACACAGATAGAAAACATAGATAAGTATCTAAGAAACCCAACAAGACTAAAACGAATACGTGAAGATTATCTACGTATTAGTAAACTTAAAGAAAAACTTGAGTCGGAAAAAATAAAATAGATGTCCATCACTTCATACCCAAATGTAATTACTTTTAGTGGTGGTGTAGGATCATACCCTTACTTCTTACAAGTATCTCGTGGACTTATAGATGGACACAAGCGTGTATTCAAGTTTGGATACAACGGCGACATTGACGACTCAGAAGAAACTATCTGGGATGTAGGTGGTTTGTACGTTTACCCGTCAAGTGCTGTAACAATGACAGCTACCAGTAGTTCGGGTGCTACAGACGAAGATGTAGAAGTAACCATTCAAGGCGTGGATGCAAGTTACAATGAGTTATCTGAAACAGTAACCCTAGACGCATCAGGAACTGCAACAACATCAGGTAGCTTCTTACGTGTGTATCGTGCTTTTGTAGCAAGTGGTACAGCATCTGCAGGTAACATCACAATTGCTAATGGTGGTACAACTTACGCATATGTATCAGCATCCGACCAACAAACTTTGATGGCACTATGGACTGTGCCTGCAGGATACACAGCTTATTTGTTTCAGATAGATACAACAGCATTTACAGTACAGAACAACAAAGTTGCTACAATAAGAATGTTGACAAGAGAATTAAATGGTGTATTTCGTACCCAACAAAAGTTTGATTTATTTGAAGGCTCATATCATCAAGATATTACTTGCCCACAACCAATAGCTGAGAAAACAGATATTGAGTTTCGTGCAATAGCAGATAGTTCAAATGCTGACTTACGAGTGTCAACAACTTTTGATATTATTTACATAGAGAACTAAGCATGGCTGAACGTAAAAAAAGAACCGTTGCTTTAGAACTAACAACAGCCAACCAAGATATTTACACAGTGCCTGCACGATTTACAACCGAAGTAAACAGCATATACATCAACAATGCTTCTAGTTCTTTGGTTACATTTAGTTTAGATTGGTACGATGCAGCATCAACAACGTTCTATACATTAGCTGAACTTGTTGAACTACCTGCAAATTCACTACTACAGATTACAGATTATCCTTTGTATCTGATTGGTAGTGACAAGATACGAGGTCTTGCAAGTGCAAACAGTGCTGTAAATATAACAGTATCCCTAGAGGAGTTCTTTCAAACTTCTCTATAATTAAGCCGAAGGAGAGATAAATGGCTATTACAACTGCAATGTGTACTAGTTTTAAATCTGAGTTATTAGGTGGTTTACACGACCTTGATACTGACTCACTTAAACTAGCACTTATTAAAGCATCCCCAACAGGTACATATGGTGCTGCTACAACTAACTATTCTGACGTAACAGGTAACTCTGATGAAGCAAGTGGTACAAACTATACTGCAGGTGGTCAAGCACTAGACAGTGCGACTATTGCTGTAGATGGTACAACTGCTACT